AACAATAATATTTTTCTAATCCCGATTGCTTGATTTCATCGAAAGGGCGTACGAGATCAGCCTTACCAGGAGTAGTCACTTCATGAATCATTGAAAAGGCATCTCCATTGGTTCGCCATCATTCTCTAATCATATATTCGATGCTATCACCCCATAAACTTAGCACGCCGAACAAGATTAATCTTGAAATACTAGGGCGTGCACGCCACAATAAACTTAACGGGTTAGGGGCACTCGGGTTTGGTTCTTCGTTTAAGTGGTCTGAGTTATTATCCTTCTTAGACAACATCTTGATCGTTAGAGTCAGTCGCTTAAAGAACGGCAGCCCCAACACTCATTAAAACATAGGGTCTAAATGTACTATCCTGTAGAACTTAGGAAACAAGTAATTGATTTTATTGATGCTGGAGGAAGCAAAACAGATGCCTCTCGGCTTTTCAATGTTAGGTACAACACGATTTTTACATGGGTGTATAAAATAAAGAAGTATGGGTCACTAGAGAACAGAAGGTACTCTAGAAAGCTAAGCTTAGACGATTTAGAGGCTTATGCTGTCAAAAACCCCGCGTGTAATATCGCTCACTATGCTAAACATTTCAATGTAAGCGAATCTTTAATCTGGATGAGGTTTAAAGAAATGGGGTTTGGAAGGGGATACACCAAGCGCCCCCTCTCTAAGTGAATTATATATCCGCTATTTGTCGATTATTTCGTCATTAAACGGCCGATAATTAGCCATAAGAATGATAGAGGCTTCATAGGGCTCTTATCTATATCTTGACCGTGAACCCTGCTTTGATTTGTTGATTGGTATAACCAAGAGCGAGATCCTTATTCATAGTAATTTTCTTCCCGAAATCACGTGAGTACTCGAGCCTTACGCTTGTATTGGCGGATACCTTTTCAATTCCAACGCCTGGAACTAAATTTGTGACGGTTTTTGAATAGGACATGGGGCGTAGGTTATACAAGTAGTGAATGGCTTTATCTTTACTTCTTTCGATGCCAAGTTTTGAATAGACCATGTATTCGCTGTTGATGAAGTAACCGACTCGAGGGGAGATTGACATCACGACACCCTTTTGGTATTTCCAACCTTCGGGGTTATGTGGGCGTTGTCCCACCATGGAATGCCGCTTATTTGGGTATCCGTTAGATAAACCTGCTTCAATACCGACATAGGAATCGTTAATCTTCTTACCGTAACCAGCGAACAGACCATAACCTAGATTGTGCTCAGTATTTTTAACTTTTTTTGAGTGTTCAGTTGAGCGTATTGCGAATTCATCACGAAAGTTATTGTGCCCTAGAAACCCACCTACGTAGGCGCCTTCGTTCGACAGTGCTGCAGTAGTTGATAGTATAATAAGGGTAGTCGCGGTTAGTTTAATATTCATGAGTCATTCAATTACTTGTTAGCATTTGAATCTATATTACCAAATACTTGTGTATTTTGTCCATCCTTTGAGAGATTATGTACTATATGCAACTTTTTCATATTACCTAGATGTCAAACAAACTCATTAGATCAATGCTTAATAGGGCCAACCAAAGATACGAAAAGATTGTTGATTGGAAGGATGATCACCATGAAGAGAGGGAGCTTTGTGAGGGGTCCTTGTATGAGTTCATTAAACGCGCATTCCCCGTTCTGGAGGGCAGGCACACCTTTAAAGAAGGATGGCACATAGAAGCAATATCCGAACACCTAGAGGCATGCTACAACGGCGAAGTTAGAAGCCTTGTTATAAACATCCCCCCTGGGTTCATGAAGACGTACATTTGTTCAATCATGTTCCCCGCTTGGTGTTGGACTAAGGACCCTTCGCTTAAGTTCTTCTGCCTTAGCTATGGTCAGTTCCTAGCGTTAAAGGATAGTTCGGATTGTCGAAGACTTATTCAAAGTGATTGGTTTCAAAAGCTTTGGGGGAATAGGTTTAGCATGCGGGGAGATAGCAACTCTAAGACGATGTTCGCCAATGATAAGGGAGGATATCGGATAGCCAGCTCGATCGGAGGGCCTACGACCGGTCTCCGAGGCCATTTTGTTATATGTGACGACCCCAACAACGTTATGGACATGAATTCGGACGTAACAAGAGAAACGACAAACTCTTGGTGGGACGCCGCTGTTACAACCCGTATGAATGACTTCTCCAGGTATTGCCGTATCGTGATCCAACAGAGGCTACACCAGAGAGACTTGACGGGGCATCTTCTTGGGCAGAAAGACTCTAGCCTTGTGCATCTCCGTCTGCCAATGGAATATGAGAAAGGAAGCAGATGCGTTACAATCCCTTTAAAAAGTACAGAGGGAAAGAAGTGGAAAGACCCCCGAACCAAGGAGGGAGAATTACTTTGGCCTTCATACCTAACCAGAGAGATTGTTGATGGGCTTAAGTCTAAGCTCAACTCTGAATATACCATAAGTGGTCAGTTCCAACAGAGGCCGTCGCCTAGTGAAGGGGGGATTATTAAGAAGGGATGGTTTAACTGGTGGTGTCAGGATGAGCTGCCAGCCTGCGAATTTATCCTACAGTCTTGGGACACGGCATTTACGCGCCCTAGTACGAAGAGACAGGCGGCTAATGTTAGTTACAGTGCCTGCACTACGTGGGGCGTGTTCTACAATGAATTCAATGTCCCCAATATCATCTTGCTTAGCTTGTTCAGAGGGAGGATAGAATACCCCGAGCTTAGGGATATGGCACAGAGGTTGGCCCGTAACTACTATGACAATGACATTGATAACCCTATGAGCACGAGTTACAAGCTGGCTCCCAATACGATCCTAGTAGAAGCTAAGGCAAGTGGGCTAGCTCTCATCGCTGACTTGCACAGGGCTGGGGCTATGGTAACCAGGTTCGACCCTAACAAGTATGGAGATAAGCTGACCAGAGCGCGTCTAGCCACCCCCCTGATAGAGTCTGGACGTGTATGGATGCCAGCAAAGGCACCTCATTTTACCAAGCTAGAGCCTTTCGCTGACTTGTTTGTTGAGAGCGCTATCTCATTCCCTAATATGGAGAGCAATGACTTGATTGATACGATGAGCCAGGCCTTTATCCGTATTAACTCGGGTGGTTGGGTGCAGCATCCGTTAGATCCAGAGCCAATCCAGATGAACCATTGGAGAGATCATGACAAGCCCTTGTATGACGGTCGGTAGGAGGCACTATATATAGTGGGTATTCATATGGATTACACTATATGTAGGGGGTTTATACCACATGTAGTAGCTATATTCATTATTACATACTACATATAGTGATTTTCGTTATCAAAAAGTTTTATAAACGCGGTACTATTATACCGCCTGATACCCGGACTGGTCCTCTTTTTGTCAAGCGTGCGAACTAGTTAACGCACTTTTCCGGTCATAAAAAAAAGGGCGGGTGTTAACTACCGCCCTTGTAAAATCCTTATTCAGTCCTTCTTCCCTAGAAATCTTTCTAGTTTCTCTTTGTTCTTCGCCTTTTTCTCTTTATCAGTTTTTTTATGATTAGGATCATCGATCATAGAAAATCGTTCACCTTTTCTATTCCTAACCAGGTCAAGAGGATCGGTCTTCCCCTTACGTATCTTTATCGGCATTACTTACCCACCCACATAGTAAGCGCTTTCTCATTCGGGTCTATTTTAATGACTTGCCCGGGCTCTTTCCCTGTCATGAGGTATATTACTGTTCTTCCAAATGAATTCCCTGTAGGTCCCATCATTTCGTATGTAAAGACTTTATAATCCCCTCCTAGGAGTGTGCTCGCCATAGCGTCCGTGACGGTCCATTGATCTGTTATCTTCGATTTGGAGGATGTGTTTAAACTCTCTTCAATGATTTCTTTTTCTCTATAGGTTAGTGAACAATCTTGTGTTTTGTATCGGTTACAAATGATTTTATCCATATCTAGAGGTTTATGGTGATGTATGGGCATAGGTATTCCTGACGCTGTGTTTTGTAGATATCGATTAGCCATAATTAATTCCTTTTCTTTAGTTATTATTGCAGTAAGTTCTGAGATTGGATGAGGCGTTCTATGACATCCCCTCTACCATCAAAGTTTATGTATAGGTCTATTGCCATAATTGTAACGAAGGCTATGTATGCGAAGATAATATCGTTGAGTTTCATTTTGTTTCCCTTTGTGTTGCGTTGATGAATACAACTTAACGAATCCTCAATTCAAATTCCAGTTGAAAAGTTAATTAAAATTCATCTAACGTAAGAAAAAGAAGGAGAAGATCGATTCCCTTCTTCCTGGGTGGGGATTTAAGCAAGGGACGGCTTTTAATTCTCATCTAGGTCTAGGATGTTTATCATGTCAGATGGCATCCAAATTTTCTTGCCGTATTTTTGCAATGCCCCTGACCTAGTTCTTAGGATTATCCCATCTTCTTGTACATCATGAATTGTTCTTCCTTCTGTGAGCATGAATAGGCCCATACAATCGTATCTTTGGTGTGGGTTTGTTTTATGGCATCCGAGGATATCGAGTATTGACCATTGTGGGTGACTTAATTTAGCCAGGTTAGTGTTATCTGGTTTATTGAGAATTCTGATTTCTCTTTGGATTGATACCCATAATTTTAGTCTAATTTTAGAAGGTTTTTCGATATTAGATAATCTTTTGATACATTCAGGCAGGGAGTCATACATAGTCATATATATATAATAATATATATAACTATATAAATATATATACGTGAGGGTATGTAGGTATGGGAATGGATATAGGGGTAGCTATAGGCGTGACGATGGGTATGGTCGTGATGGCGTCATAGGATAAGGGACTGAATCAGCCCCCTGATGCATAAAACCGGACCACCCGGACCACTATGCCTGTGAGCCGCAGTAACTATGGCTTTTTTCTGGTCCAAAAAGTGGACCACTCTTGGACCACCCGGACCACTCTTGGACCAGGGGTTAGTTGGCTGGTCCACTCTGGTCCAAGAAGTGGACCACTAATCTTTCTCTGTGAACCGCACAAACCCTAACATTTTTTAGTAGTGGTCCGCTTGGTCCGCTTGGTCCGCTATCTAAGTGGACCACTCTTGGACCACTCTTGGACCAGAACTGAAACATTCAAATCAAGTCACAAATATACCTTATTCCAGAGATGGAACCTAGGTACTAAATGATCAAGCCTTTCTCTCTGGCTTTTTCCAGAATTCTGTGGACTTTAGTTTTTGGTGAATTTAACAGCTCGGCAATCTTTCGTTCACTCAACCCTTCTTCTTTAAGTTTGATGACTTGTTCCATGAGGGAGGCGTCCAGGGTTTTTGTTTCCCATCTCATCCCTTCTTGATTCATGAATAGCCTTGCTTCGAATGTTTTGACGGCGTCACCCATAATCCCGCGTGCCTTTTCGTAATGGACTTCGAATCTGGCCCCTTGTTCGGGTTCATAGTCTGAGGGGTGTTTTAGGGATATGACTGTATCTAGGATGTCTTCACGTTTTGAGGTCCCTCGTTGTCCTCCCCCTTTCCCTGCATGATGGATGGATAGAACTGATTTCCCCAGCCTCCTAAGGTGGATTTGCCATTCTTGCATTGAGTTCCAGCTTTCGGCGTCATTCTCTTTCCCTGAGCGACACAAGGTTGATATGTTGTCGAGGATGACAAGATCGATGCCTTCCAAATGAGCTTCAATCAAACCCCTCCCTTCTTTAGTGGAAAGGTCAGGGATTGAATTCTTTTGATTATCATTACTAAAGATATGAAGCCGGTCAGAATAGTTAAGTCTGCACTCAGGGTTGTTCCTCAATATGCTTGAGATTCTTTCTTGCATAGAGACAACGGGCATTTCTCCATCCACATAAAGAACGGATGCGGGCTTTGTACTTCTCCACAACCCATTGAACATAGAACCATCATTAGCAATAGCTAAAGCTAAATTGAGGGCGACAAAGGTTTTCCCTACACCTCGGCCTGCATAAATCATGGTTAGGCTTTGCTGTTGTACAACGGGGAACATAATAAATTCTCTTGGTTTAACACTTTGATCCAAGAAGTCTTGCGTGGATAACACTTTCCACTGCGGCTCTAGATTCTCGTCAGGCTCAACCATGAGTTGTTGTTTAACGACGTCGATGCCTTCCAGACAATAGAGATCATTCCAGTCCTTACGGTCTTTTGGATCTGATTCGTCGTATATTTTATTAAACACTGGGGAGCTGACGGAGCATTTAAGATCATCGGCGATCTTGGTTGTTTTGTCCTTATCTGTAAGGTCCCCTGCGATGATTATGGGATTATTGGGCCACTGTTTTTTAATGGCAGACGTAACCTCTTCTAGATTACCGATGCCGAATGTTATAAACACGCCCTTAGAGGTCGCTTTATGGATGCTGTAGGCGGTCGCGAACCCTTCTGCTACGTATATAGTGGCACCAGGGTCAATAGTCCCTAGCTGATGCAAACAGCCCTTTTTCCTTCCCCCTTTGAAGGAGCTTTTGCGTCCATCTTCATATATCTTTTCGAAAGACCAGAGCTTACCGTCTATATCGTATCTTGGAACGGCGATGAAGACTTCATCTCCCTCATCTTTACCGAATCTGACGCCGAGGGATCCATCTTGTTCGATCTTTTTACGGGTTAGGTAGGCCGATACGCCTATGAGAGGGAACATCCTAAACTGTGCAGCTGCCTTTATGGCACCGTCTTCATAGCTTTTTGCCAAGTCATCAGCTGCTTGACGTTGTGAGGCGGCTATCTTTTGGTCGCGTATTTTCTTTTCAATGGGGGTCGCTGGGGCGGTTGTATCACTCCAACCTTTGCTAAGGTCGCTGCTATAATCACCATAGGCCCCATAGTCGTCATTTAATACATACCAACCGGCCGTGTTCTTCGGTCCCTTCCCTATACCTGGAAAGCGATGGAATGCACCATCGGCCTGTATATTAGGGGGAGGAATAAGGCCATCCTGTTGCATCGCTTCTATGAATTTATCGACGTTACGCTTTGTCATGTTACACCTTATGTCTTTGGCTCTGTTGCTTCATGATATCTTTCCAAGACTAATACTATGGGGGGGGGCAACCGAAGCGCAACAGAGAACTTTTTTGATTTCATAAAAATATTTCTTGACCTGAATTTAGATTGATCGTATAACAAGAACGTGAAGAGACACTATCTAGCCAGGGCTCCTAAAAGTTAACGGCTTAGTCATTGTTGTCTGTAGTTTCATTGATGTCTTTCCACATCATCGCTAAAACATGAAATCTTCACACGTTCTCCTCTCCCATCCATCTTATTTCCTTTGTGTGGATGGGTTAGGGGCTTGTAACATTATCTATACT